TATGAAAGCCCATGTAGCCTCCGTCCCATTCTTCCTTGTAAGTAGCCGTACGAAGTTGGTGAATAGGTTTTTGAATGAGGGTTTTGGTTGAGCGGTCATAGCGGTGAACCATGTTTTGGTGGTAGTATAATTCGTGGACGTGGCCCATCCAAGTCAAGTCGTAGCCTTCGGTCCCGGCAAGGAGCCTCTGATCGTGAATTACTCCGCGCGAAACCACCCCTCCCCCACTATGCCCATGAAAATAATGCACTACGAAGTTGACTCCACGGATTGTATCGTGAAGCACTCGGATGTCAATGGTTCCTCCGTAACCGCCAACTTGAACCGCTGACCCTGTGGAGTAGTTGAGGGTGCTTGCGAAGCGTTGCAGGAGGTCTGTTTCGCCATGCTTGATGATAGCGGTTTCGTGGTTGCCGTATCCTATCAGCAGAATGTTTTTGGCGTATGGAGCAAACCATTCCACCGAGGTGTCCACGATAGCGTCAAAATAACGGTCGGTGTTGTGTTCTGGACGAATCAGGGACTTGTCTGCTCGACGGTCATATTTCCCACCCATGCAGCAGTAGGTGTCGCCATTGAGTATGATGGCAGCATTCCGCTTGACGGCTTCGTCCAAATGGTTTTTGAGCAAGCCTCTATCGCAATGGGGGTTGTCCCAATGCAGGTCGCTGACAAGTAAGAACTCCTGCCCTGATTGGCAGGTTACTTCGTGGATGTTTCGGGTGTGCTTGGTGGCTGGTAGAATCATACGAGGTTTTTAAGTTTGGCATTCTCGGCTTGGAGTAGATGGATGGTATGTTCCATTTCCTCAAGTCGTTGACGCAAACTTACGACCTCGTTACGAAGTTGTGTTAATTCCTTGTTTTGGGACTCGCTGGTAGCCTGCCACATAGCGAGCACCGCTTGGGCTTGCCTGACTTGCAGGGAGTCCGATTCGACACGGCCCTTGGTGAACCAAGCGACCGCTCCACCGACGATTGCTGCAACGCTCCCGACGATGGTGGTTTCTATCAGGTTCACTCCTTACCCTTTGTTTTATCCAAGGCCATCCAACCTACTGACAACAAGGTCAATACGGAACCGATGATTTCGGTGAGAGTGGCTGCATCGATGATGCCTTTGGCGACGAGTGTACCACCGATGAAGGTTAACAGGTGGCGAAGTAAAGCGATGACTGCTGATTTCATAAAAGGGAGTTTTGGGGTTTCGGGTGTTTCGGGGTTGCGTTTGCGGAATAATCTCATTTGCTCTTGGGTTTGTTGGCGTTGTAGTCGGCTTCGTATTGCTCCTCCCAACCTGCGAAGGCGTGGACTCCGCAGGGTTCGGGCCAAATGACGTAGGGAGCAGCGAGTTCGCTCGGTTCGTCTGCGTGGAATAGCACGTCAACCGAGAACTCCTTGCGGACCTTGACGCAGTTGCCTTCCTTGTCGGCTTGTTCGCATAGGTGGCCGAGGATTACAACCGAATCCATTGGGTCCAATTTGACGAGGACTTGGTCTGCGATGTTCGCAGATGGGAACGAGAGTTTACGGAAACAGGCCATCGTTACAGGGTTGACAATGCGATGAGTTCGGCGTTGGTTAAACGGGTTGTGTAGAGAGCAGCAGAGCGGATGCGGTCGTTGAAAAATAAAGACGATGTATTTGTTGCCTCGTTTTTTCCGACATTAATAGCAAATAACGATGAAGGATACGTTGCGCTTGTTCCCGAAACGATTGCACCTCCGTCTAAACTAATAGACACGCTTCCACTTACGCCATTTTGCTGATATGCAAGCGCAACTTTATGCCGTCCATCCGATATTGGATTGATTATTGTAATTGTTGTGGCTTGAATTTGGGCATACAAAATATTAGACAAACTCCAAATAAAAATAGAATTAGTTGACGTATTATCGCTTAATGCGATTAATCGCCTATTTGCCGAATTGCTTCGTATATCAAATTCCGCATAAACCGTCCCCTCGGTCTGCCCGATGCATCCGCTGACTGCGCCTGATAGGCTTATCACGTCTGCGTTGCGGGTTACCGCTGCGGTGGTTGTGGGGATGAACGATGTCGGTATTGCACCGAGTTCGATTTGCGGGGCAGCGAAGGCGATGCCAAGACCGACCGCTGGATTTGATGCACTTGAAACCCCGCTTAAAGGTGCCAAATTAAGTGCCGTTAAAGTTCCACTCGCAGTCATTGTAAAGGTCTCGGAGCAACGATAAACATCAGTCCCCCATTGCTCAACCCTTCGGATGCGATTAGTTGTTCCTGCGGAATTGTAAGTTGAACCGCTACTGAAGGAACCGCTAACACTAAAACCACCGCCAAGGTCACCCGCTGCTCCACCAGTTATGGCTGCATAATAACCGCCAATCGTGTGCGACCCCGTTTTCTTCATTAAAAAGGAAATCGTATAGGTGCTTCCACTCGCAAGTGCAACATTATTTGAAGGCCTTTGCATTCTTCCGGCTCCGGCCCCAATATTTGAACCACTAACCGCCACGGTCAAGTTGTTGCCACTTACACCAATAACGTCCACATAACCGCTTGACAAGTTCGCTCCTAAAAGCCAACTCGTTGCGGTGTCCTGCGAGTTAAGGATTCCGTTGGCAGCACTCGGCTCCACGAGCAACGCAGGGCAGCCACCGCCAATCGGATAGTCCAACCTCGGAATCCCCGAAGCCACGGACTCAATCAAGCCGTTTGCATTCACACGGGTCGCAGTAGTCCCTCGGGTAACATTGAAGTCCCCCGATGCACCAAGAACGACACCGCCCGAAGTCGTTGCTAAGGGCGTGTAGAGTTTGCCCGTCTTAAAGCGAGCAGGCACTAAAATCAGCGAAGGTGTCGGCATTGTTAGAAGTTGTAAATAACTGCAAAGCGATTGAAGAGGCAACCATTCACGGCAGCCTCGGCAGCGGTTGCTCCGTCAGCGGTTGCCCTTGCGTTGAACAAGGCCCACACCCCTGCAGCGACTCCGCCTTGGAGCATGTTCGTGGGATAGCCGTAGCCGTAGCCGATTAGCATTACAGGAAGGTGTAACCGATGACCGAACCTGCGCTTGGAGTAACGGCCGTAATCTTGCCTCCGTTGCGTCCTGAAATCACGATACCAGCGGAAACTGATTTGCCACTCATAGCGTAAGCGGTTAGCAGGTTCTCGCTTCCAGTTCCAGTAAGGGTTGTGAAGGTCGCAGCGGTATTGACTACCAAGAAGTCGTAATTCTTACCGGACACGGTAGCATCGACAAACTCCATCGTACCGCCCTGACCGAGCATTTGTTGCAATATGGGTGTAGGCATTTTTTAGCGTTTAATTGTAAATGTCTTTTATGTGGGAATTTCACAAACCGAATGGCCGTAAGGGATTTCAAAGGTCATCGTAGCCTGCCACCCTGCCGTGCGGTCATCTCGGCTCTCTACGAACCTCGTAAGGTTCACGGTGGAGGATAGGGTCCAGTCCTCGCTTGGGTCGTTTGTGAGCGACGATATGAAGTCCTGTGCTACCTGCAGTTGGTCGCTTAAGACCTCGTCCTCGTTATCCTGCCAACCCAGCGTAGGGCTGCCCGAAACCACTCCGCCCATCGGCTTAATGGACTCAACACGGTCAGAAAAGTAAACCCCAACCACCAAGTCCAAAGTCCCAGCGTCAGTACTTGCAGACTGAACATCCGCAAAGACCAAAGGATAGACGATACGCTCACGGCTTGGGGTTCGCAGGTTGATGGTGTTGTCCGTGCCGATTGCAAGCGGGTCGCCCGTCCCGAAGGAGTTGACCTGTGGATGAGCATTTGCAAGGTCCAGCAGGGCTTGCTTGATTTTTATCCAAGACATAGTTTTGCAGTTTCAGTATGTTCTTTTTGTGCGCACCCATCGTCAGCAGTCATTACACGCCCCGAATTGACCGTAGGGGTAGGGGTAGTCCAAATTGCTGATTCCCATTCTCCTGTTGCGGTCCAAGACCATCCCGGTGCGGTAGTTGGTAGCGTTCGGGTAGATCGTGTCAAGAGCAGATGGAGGCGAGTTCCAAAGCGGATAGGAATTGCGGTTCTCCATCAGGTAGCGAGTGATGCGCTCGGAATACCACTCGGCATCGTTCTTGACCTTATCGGTCAGCCGGGTAATCTCTTCCATGCTCATTTGCGAGGATTCTTCGCTTGTTCTACGGACCATGCCCTTGTTCATGTACTTAAACGCTAAGACCATGGGCAACTCGTAGTAAAGCCATTGAATCATTGCAGGTTGGATGTAATCCTCCAGCAGCGTTTGGTTGAGGGCAGACGTTGAACCGCTGACCACCTGCGTAACCAATTCCCCATACAACGGAGAGCCAACGATGGGCTGAATCCGCATCTCTTGGACCTTGATGACCGTTGGACGGATTTGGGTGTAGGAAACGTTCTCGTTTATGATACTATTGTCCAGTAGCGTTTCTTCGCTTATAAAGAGTGCCTTCATGCCTTGCTGATTTTATTGCCTTTACGGATTACCAACTGCTGCTCCCATACGTGCCTGCATTGCGGGCGATTCACTCCGCTCGGTGTGTGATACCAACCGCCTCTGCGATTCCATACGGAATATCCCATTATCGCAGAAATCCCGTCAATGTCCTCTCTCGTGTAAACCTTGCCTTGCCCGGCTAAGTCAAGCATGACCTTGCAGAACTCACGGCTGGATCCTTTGTCCTTGTTGCTGAATCCCGTGGCCCATGCGTACTTGTAGCGGACCTCCAGTACAGGCTCGGCAACTTCCTTCACGTTCTTTGGAAGGTTCTGCTCGGCAATCTTGTCCACCGCCCTGCTGATTGGGTAGCGGTCCTTGGTAATCAAGTAGGCGACCCGCTTGGCAACCTTGGCCTTGCTGACTCCAAATTCCTTTGCCATTTCTTCAACGCTGGCTTCCCGGTTCTTCTTGCGATACGCCTCAATCTTGAGGTCCAACTCTTTCTCTTCTTCGCCCAGTTCGGCAAAGGCTTGTCGCACTTGGTCGTCTAAATCGGTGTCAAACCGCATCGGCTTGGAGTGCATGACGTGGTAGTCGTCTGCATGGCTTCCAAACTTGCTTGCAACCACCTCCAAGACCTTGAACTCTTCGTCGCCCCATCCGTAATCTTCGTCGTCTTCTTCGCCCCATTGAGGCTCGCTGAACTCTTGGGACTGAACGCCCAGCATCGTGTCAATCTCTTGGGCTGACAAACCGAATCCAGCCGAGAGCATCGTCCGTGCCATTTCCAGTGTGATTTTGTCCTGCATATACTGACGCACGATACGCATCAGGTTTTGGTACTCACGGCCCGATAGTTTCTTGATGTTGTCGTTGCTCTGCAATGCTTCCACGGCTTGCGGTTGCTCGTCGGGTTGGGGATTAGGTCCCACCACGTCAGCAGGTTTCTCCAAGGGTTGCAAACCTGCCTTTTCCCGAAGTTCGTCTTGGGTCATTATCTGCAACAGGGCTTGTTCGCTTAGTCGCTCCGTGATGGGTTCCACCGGGATAAGTTCCATCCCTTCCACGCCATTGAAGGATCCCAAATAATTGATCATCCGTTCCACTTTGCGGACTCGGTCGTTGACGTAGGTGGCCTTGAACAACTCGTAAGCCTCGACCAATTCGTTGCGACCACCCAATTGGCCCTCGGTCTTTACTCCGAATAACATGGGGTTGGTTACACGGTGTGCGATGAATATCTCCTGCTGAATGGCTTTGTTCAAGATTTCGAACTGCTTGTCCATGTCGCTCGGAGTGAGCGGTTCAAGCGTCGGGGCCTTGGCTGCATCGTCGTTGAAGGTTACAACGAATCGACCAGCGTTGTCGGTTCCCGAAAACTTGCGTTTGATTTGACGCTCAATGTCGCCCTGTTCTTCGGGGGTCGGGATGCCGTTGTTGAAATTAATCAAGTAACCGCCCCAAAAGTTGTTTCGCAGGTTGTTGTTGTGGAAGTTCGCCACTTGCACGTCTGCCTCAATCCAAGCGTTGCCTCCGATGTATTCGGGCAAAGGATAGTGCTTCACGCCTGCAGCATAGACCCTGTAATAAAACAACTGCTTACCGAGGCGATTCTCCGGGTCGAAGGCAGGGATCTTCTCGATGTCCCCGACCTTCGGGAACAACTGCATCATGTCGTCGTTGTACCAATCGGCCACCTGAAACATCTTCTCCTCTTTGTCAACCCTGATTTTCTCGAACGGGACGTGTTCCATCTTCGCAATCGTGCCAAGTTTGGACCAAGTAACTGCGACCGCAAAGCCGTTGAAAATCTCTAAGTCCAAGACCAGTTTCTCCGTGATGTCGTTCAGGTCCTCCGTGCTTGACATTCCGTCAAAAAACTTGATAAACCGGGCTTGTTGTTCTACGGTCAAGTCATCCCCTGCCTGCCATCCTCCGCCCATGATGTAGTTCACCTTGCCGTTGACAATAGCGTTGTGCTTGCTTGACCTGCGATAGTTGTCAAGTAGGTAGTAGGGGTATTCGTTGGCAAAGCCGTAGGTGATGTACTTGCCGGACCTGTTCTCCAGCATGACTGGGACCTTGTGTTCTATCCCCAACCATTGAGTGAAGTGTTGAGTAGACTTGCTCATAGCGTTACTGCGGTAAAGTTGAGGGACTGAATCGTGATGGGTTCCGCAGAGTTCTTTGAGTTGACCATGATGGTAAACTCGTCGTTGACCGCAGCGGTGAGGTAGGCTTCAGAATAGACCGCATGGCCGTTGTCGTGGCTCATTGTAACCCCTGCCTTGCTGGATGCAATCGTATTGCCTCCCTTGGCGATGTACCAGTCAAATTCCCTGTTGTTGCTTGCCGAAAAGGTCATATTTGCAGACACCTTCAACGCAGCCCCAGCGATGCCTGTGTAGGTAATCACGCAGGTGCTTTTGTTAATCGTAAAGTTGTAGGTTGACAAAATCCCCTCATCCATTGCAATCGTCAACTTAGCGGCTGCATTGCTTGTTGGAGTGAAGTTGGTATTGGATGCAACGGTCAATGAGCCAAAACCCCGTTCCCGATTCAGGGTCGCAGTATCGGCAAGGTCGTCAAATAAACCGCCTACCCGTGCAGCGGTGTTCGCCCCAGCAGCGGTTTCGTTAGCAATGGTTGCAGCACTCGTTTGGAGTTGCGTTCTCGTTTGTACGCTCATTAGTCAAAAGTTGAGTCAAAAGTGGAATCAAAGACACCCTCACCGGATGCCCCGTAAATTGTGTAGTTGATGCTATTGGCGTAGGTATTGAAGCCTATCGTTGCGGTTTGTACAAATGCCAAGCCCGTTTCAACGACCGCCAAAGCAGCGGCAACCGTGCTATTGGTATCGTAAACTTCATACTTATACGAGCCTGTTTCAAGCGACCCCACGGCAATCGAAAATTGGTCATAGCGGTTGGTATAGGATGACAGGTTTGCGGATTTCAGCAGGGTGAAGTCGGTCGTCGTGTTCTTGGCAATGCTTGTAAGGCGCAAGATGTAGCGGTCCCCCGTGCTGGCTCGCTCGGTCCAAGTAACGGTAATCGTGTTGGTCGTGTCAGGGTTCAGGTAAAGCATCTGCTTGTAAATGTGCGATGCCCCCGAATTTCACAATTTGCGCCCCATTATACCCGATTGCGTATAGTTTGGTTGGGTTCACAATGAATGCCAGACATCAGACTTGTCAGCAGAAATAAGTGCATTATCTCTTTCAGCTTTTAATCTATTTTTTTGAGCGTGTTCTAATTGAATTAGATTTACAATTCTTTCGGTTGCTTCTCTAAATTCTTTTTCAGTACCGTCGAGATATTTTCCTAAAATACCTCTTACTTCTTCTGTAATTTTCTTTTTTTGAAATCTCATTGCGTATAGATTTTAGGTTTTTCTTTACATTATGGTTTGAAATAACTCATACCTCCCACACGAATCGGTCAGGTTCTTGACGCCCAATCTGCCTGTATAGTTCGGCTCGCTTCTTGGCGGTTTCGGCCACGTTGAACTGCTTCTTGATGTCCCTCGTAAGGTTGTCAGCCAAGCCCTTACGAAGGTCGGGGTCAAGAATCAACTGCTTGATGTACTTGTACCAGTCCTTGGGCTTGTTGTAAGGAACCAAGAACCCGTTCTCTCCGTGCTTGATTACGTCCGTGTAGGGGATGGTTTCGGATGCGATGATGGCCTTGTTCATCCACCCGGCCTCGACGACCTTCAACTCGGACTTGAGTTTGTTGAACTTGGTGTCCCGGAGCGGTGCAAGGGTTACGTTCACGAAGTTGTAGCCCCCGACGTACGAGTAGATGTCAGCAGCCTGAATGCGTCCGTAGTTCGGGTTGTTCCCTTGGTCGCTGATTATCTTCTCGTAGCCTTCATAAACAGGATTATTGTCGTTCCAACCTCCAAGGTAGAGGCGGTACTTGCCGTCAAGGTTTGCGTCCCAGCGTAGTTTCTGCATCCCCTCACGGAGCAGTTCCATATCCTCTCCGTGCTGCGCACCACCGAACCAACCGAACTTGACGAGGTGCTTGTCGGGTTCTTCGTCAGGATTCGGGATGAATTGTTGGTAGGCTTCGTATGGCTCGTTCTGCAAGATGCTCACATTGGCGTTTAGGGGCCGTATGCGAGCAGCAAGGTGTTCGGTGGTACAGGTAACCCAATCGGCTAATTTGATGTGCTTACGGATGACCTCTGCGAGTTTGGTTTGATGGTAGTGGCGGTACATGATGTGGCCCGATTCAAGCACCCAGTAGTCGTCCAAGTCAAGGATGACTTTCGCTCCGAATTGGGTCAGGGCTTTGTAAACATTTTCGACTTGCTCCATCGTTCCCTGACACCAAAGCCTGCTGAACAGGAACAGGTCTATCGACTTTAATCCCTCGTCGCTAATGGTCGTAATATTCTCGACGCACACATAGTCAAACTCCGGGTAGTTGTCGCCAAGGTATGCGTTCGGCATTTCGAGGCGGTAATAACTGCACCCGGTTGGATGGGCGTTGTAAACGATGCAAATCTTCATGG